ATCTCATGATGTTCCTTTACTGCAACATTGTGCTGCATGGTTTGCGTGGCTTTGTGCTTTGTGAGTCATTGTGAGTCATGACCTTTTCATAACTCACGTTGACTCACGCGGAAAAGGCACGAACTTTGTGCACGCGGTTTGTGGGTCATGTGTGCAGTCGTGGGCGGTACTTTCAAGCGCGCCCAGAACGGCGTGCCTTACACAAACTTACACACACATATTTTTTTTGAGTTATAAGAAAACACTACTCACAACAACACACAATAAGATTTTTTCCTTTATTTATATGGCTTTGAGCGTAGGTCATCAAGGCACGTTTTCGCTACCCACGCAGATACACATTGACCTACACTTTATGCAAATTTTGCATAATTGCAAATAAATGCTTGCACGCCTTGCAAAGTGTAAAAGAATCTGTTACAGTACACGCACTGGCACAAAAAGGCCGGTAAAACCTAAACTACAGTAAAGGAACATCATGAGATTCGCTTTTATTCCTAAGGCTCAATACACAATCGGGCAAATTATCCAAGTTCATGGGTGCGAAATGCGCGTTGAAAGTTTTACACACACTGGGCGCAATTTGATCGCGTGCACTTTAGACGGCGCGCCTAAGTTTCAACGCGTCGCGTGCATCTGTACCGATTCGCCCGCGATCCAAGGGGTGACAGCATGACTTATTTCAACGCGGGACACCCTAAAGGCACAATTTGCGTTTTGCGTCAATGCGCGGGCACATGGCACGCGTTAGCGTTACCCGTTACCGCATGGCGCGAATATAACGGCGCGTTTTCAATCTGGAGGCCGTAAGTTATGAAAACCGCATCATGGGTAATTGTTGACAAACAAACAGGCGCGGCTTTGTTTGAGACGTTTCAAGCCTCAATCATTGCCAAGATCAACACCGCGCGTTATGAGGCGGTGCCAATTCTCACTTACTTGCAAGGGCTAAATAAATGAAACACGCTATTTATGACATTCTCGCCGCCGTAGTTATCGGCTTACTTTTAACCGTGGGCGCGTTAGCCTACTTTGACATTCTTTGGAGTTAATCATGACCGATCTTTTTCAAAACTTTCAGGGCGCGGACATTGATCGCCTTGTTCTATGTATTCAAGCCGCCCGCGCAGCCGGTTTAAGTATTGATAAATACACCTCCGCCGGTGTTAATGACAATTCTGGCAATGTTTGGCTCGCGTCTGAAGATTGGACGGGGTGCGTTTATTGCTCAATCGGTTTTGACGTTCAATGGAACTTTTCTTGCATGAATTGCGGCGAAGAGTATGACTTTGACAGTTATGCGGAAATGATTGAATTTGAGCGCGCTCAATATGAAAAGCATGGCAGCGAGTGCGACGCCTGCGCCACTGAGACGGAGGCAGCATGAAAACATCAGAACATTTCGCCCTTGATGAGTGGCTGTCTTATTTTCCAGACGACTTGACCTATGACGAAATTATTGCCATTTTGCGCGACCCTGAAAACTCATGGTGTCACGATGATATTTCAGTTTGGGAAACAGTCGAGGACTGCACCTTAGATCAAGTCGCCGGTTTTATTGAAAGCACAAAGAAACATTTTGAAAGAGTAACAACATGAAAACACTCACACACGCCCAGATCAACGCGTTGAACCACGCCTTAGAACTTGCCCGCTATTTTGTAGAGGAACACGAGGGCAGCATTACGGAGGAACAATGGCAAACCGATAAAAAACGCTATGAAACCGCGTTAAAAATTGTGCAACGACTGGAGGCAGTATGAAAACTTTTGAAGTTTGTTTTAAATATGAGACTTGGGCAAATTACACCGTAGAGGCGCAAGATCAAACAGAGGCCGAGAATATCGCCCTTGGCATGCTCCAGCGCGATGAGGGCGACTATTTGCACACGGGCGAATGGACTGACACGACAGTGGAGGAAATATGACTTACGAAGTGCAAACCTTTATGGCCTTTGGTAATTGGGAGAACACATGGACAGACAACGACGGCACGCCCAGCCAATTTGAGAATTACACCGAGGCCGCAGCCGAACTTGCGGAGTTTTTGGATGACTTGGCATCTGCCGCCGAACGCAACTTTTTAGCCGACTTTAGCCCCTTAGATTATAGGATTGTAAAAAATGATTACCTTTGAACACCACGGCATAACCGTAAAATGCAAACCCGAGAACGCGATGCAATACCGCGCCGCTATGGATAAGCCGCCCAAGGCCAAAGCCGTTAGCGAAAAGCGGGGCTATCCGATTTTTGTGCAAGGCATGAGCACCGCTTCTTATGTGTCTCAGTTTAACGGTCAGTTTAACGGTTGGCAGCACAAAGTCGCCCACGATTGCCCAAACTACTACAACCCCGCGCCTATGCTGGACGCCACAACGCCCGAAGTTTGGGAGGAACCGGACGCCGATTATGTGCCAACAATCAAGGCGCGCAAGATCACGCCCAAACAAGCCATTGTGCAAGCCCTTGAAGCCCTCAAGGCGGGCGACATGGACACGGCTCAATGTATCCTGACGGAGGCGCTTAAATGAACCAAACCATTGCCGAGGCGCTTGCGCCTTTTCGCCCGTTGACCTATACCGAGCATTATTACGTTGACTTAGGTTATCGTTACGAACTAGGCAAGGCCAATGAACACGAATACAAACGGGCGCAGGCCGAGGGCGCGGAGGCGCGTCGATTGCTTAACCGAGGCGCGATGGAGGCCATGATGAGGGCTTATTGATGGTTTTAATTATTGCGCTTATACTGGCAGCACTGATTGCCATCCTTCTTGATTTATAGAAGTTCAAAGCCCCTAGAAATAGGGGCTTTTTTTTTATTTAACTAAGCGAACCAAAGACGCGATTTTAGACTCAGGCATTGACTGCACCATGTCGCGCAGTTCTGACTTGCCACGGTTGACCATGTCAGGCGCGGCGTAGATGTGCTTTTTAGTCGTATGCGCCCGCGACTTGAGCAAGCCCATATCAACCCAGCCCGCCTCACGAAACGCGTGCAGCAAGGCCGCCACGGGCAGTTTCATACCCGTAGGGGCTTGACCAGTCAGGCGGTCACAAACTGACTGCCAAGGGCCACCGAGCACGCCGGAGGCAAACTCACCGATACGCGAGCGCATCATCTCGACAAGGAACGACTCAGCACCACTCATGCCCGTCTCGACCATGATGGCCTTGGCCTCAGTCATTGGAGGCGCAGCACCGGCGTTAAATGCGGAGACGTCACGGGCGGCAAGCCACGCCGCCGCCGCCGCAAACCCGCCGGACTTGTACCACGCCCACATGCGGGCGGCGACCTCAGAGTCCATGCAAAAGGCGTTAGACCACAAAACGAACCACCGGCGGTCATTCGAGGGAATAGTGATCGCCATGCGCTCATTCGAAAACGCAACCACTTGCAAACGGTTGACGGCTTCATAAGGTGCTAGACCCTTGCGCTGAATAGACAAGAACTCAGGGGGCGCGGCGATCACGGGCTTCAAACTGTTCTCAAGCGCGCGGCGATCTGACGCCTCGGGCTGGCGCAGCTCGTTAATAATGAGCACCTCACACTCAAGGTGATAACCCCAAGGGGTTGACAAGTCTTTATTGTCCAGCTTCTTGACGTTGGCAAGCGAGTCACCGCCCATTGCCCAAAAGAACGGTGCCCACATGGTGTCCTTGCCTGAGCCTGGGTGACCGCCATGCAGCACCGCGTGATTGATTTTCTTATTTGGATGCTGAATTTTAAACGCCATCACGTTCAGGACGTGCTCACGCTCAATGTCGTCAGGAATCATGCGCTCAACGTGGTCAAGCCACGGCGTAGGGTCAACACCCTTAGCCACGGGCGGGCGGGCATCGCGCCAGCGATTGCCGTAAACCAAACCCTCACGGGCGCAAAGGATGGTCTCACCGGGGGCGTAAGTCACGCCCACAAGGGTTTTTGCACCTTTGCCTTGACGATTCTCATCAAAGCAAACAGACGCTTCAATCTTGCGTTTGACGTTGTTGATTGACCGGCAGTTAAGGTGACGAAACAATGCGTTAAAAGTACCACGCCCAATTTCACGGCGGTCTTGCATGTCAAAGTAAGAGTCATCGTCTTGGATGTATGCAAAACGTTCCCACCAACCATCTTTTTCAATACGCCCAAGTTCCTTACGCTCGACTTCAGCGATGATCGCCGCCGCTGCGTCAGGGTAAGCCTCATTAGGCGTCAGTTTGGAAAGTGCCATATCCATCGCCGAGGCCAACAGTTCCTCACGCAAGCCGGGCGCATGCTTAGGGCCGCCGTTGTCTGACACCCACTGCAAAAACAGCGACGAGCCAAAGTCAACGCAGTGGCTGTGCAGGCAGCAGTACGCACGATTAGCGGGCATGTAACGGCCTTCTGGGTTGCCGTCGGTATGCTCGGCTGAGTTGGGGCACATCACGCCCGCCCAGCCCTCTTGATTGGGTTTAGACAGTAGCAGACCCTGACCAGACAGCCACGCCATCACATCGTCAGCACCATCATCTGACAAGCGGATGGGACGCACGCCCACTGAGTCAGCAGGCGCGGGCACCACGTCCAAGGCAGCGCAAATCTGCTCAAGCGTAAAGTCACGCGATGGGTGAAACTCCACCAACTTAGCGGCGAAGTTGTTGCGGTCAGGCTTCAAGTTGATCGAGCCGGGTATGCGAAAGTTGCGCACGGCGTTGATCGCACCCTTGTCGGTGTAGCCGGCGTCGGCTATCGCTTTAATGGCCGCGCTGAAGTCGGCCTTTGTGGGCTGTTCTGAGAAAGCATAGCCCCACTGATATGACCCTTCAGACGTTTCGATCTTCCACGTCGGCTCAAGTGGCGGGATGGCCGCCTTGGTGCCCACATCGTCCAGCACCATCACCAGCACATACTCACAGTTAACCGCTGACGCTGAGACGTGGCCGTCTTTAAAACGGTCGATGATAAAGCTGGCCGTGTTGCCATAAATTGCCCAGTCGGGTTTGATCTTGGTCGTTGGCAACATAGCCGGCCATGTGCATTTGATCGCGCCATCTGCATGGAATTGCAGTTCTTTGCCGATGGGCTTCTGGCGCACGATCAGCGCAGTCTCACCCTCGGGTGCCAAGGAAATTAAAAAATCAAGAAAGTTCATTTGCCATACCTTTTCATAGTTTCAACTTCAGCGTTTAAAGGCAGGCCACCTGCCCACTCTGGCGCTGTACACATCACACGTTTTAAATTTTCGGCAGCTTCTGGGTCTGCCGTTTCAAGCACAATCTCGTCATGCACATGTAGCACGACGTCATCAAGTTGGCGCAAGGCGTGGCGAAGCAAGTCGTTGGCCACCGCCTGCGTTACATTTTCACATGCCAAGCCTTTCCACAGACGGGCGCGTGGCCATTCTTTTGCATCTTGCGCTGGCTTCCATGCCGCTTTGGCATAACTGACGCCCTCTGATTCCAATTTGGCATAGGGGTAGCACAAAATCCGGCCAGAGGGTAGGGCATACCATAGGTGCTGGCCATCATATAAATATGTTATACGGCCAGCCTTAAATTCACGCCCCTTGTTTCTCATTGCTCGGGTGTACGATTCCTCAAGCGCCGACCAATAAGGCACGCTCCAAGAATTAGCACGCCGCCAGCCATCCACCATGCGTTTGGCAACTGGCTCAGGAAGACTGATCCCATAAGCCCGACCCATAGCAGCAAAAGCCCCCACGCCCCCAGCAAATCCACAGGCAAGTTCTTGAACCTTTCCAATCTGGCGCTGGTCTTTGGTGACGGCGTCCACTCGGACGCTGAACGTGGCTGCGGCATTGACTTTATATACGTCTTCCCCAGTGCGGAATAGTTCCAGCTTGTCTTGACCTCGGCCTGAAAGCCAAGGGTTGACTCGGGCTTCGATGGCTGCCCAGTCTGCGACGACAAGGTGTTTGCCTTTAGCGGGGATGATGGCAGGTCTGAGCATTCCTTTGAGAACATCGGTAACGCGCTTTCCATACCGAGGCACGATAGCGTGCCCTCTGACCATAGCGTGCCTGACATCGTCGGGCTGTTCTGCGCACTTGCGAGTGAAGTTGTGGACTTGGGCGCCGTAGGACGATGCTCGTCCTGTTGCTGAACCGCCTGCAAATACAAACGCTCCTCGGACTCGCTCATCTTCAATATCTGCCAAAGCTGCAAGTCGGCTGAATTTTGCAACTGACGATGCCCAAAGGTCGTCTGCGCATTGAATGACTTCTTGGACATCGGGTGGTACTCCATCACAGTTTAAAAGGTTGGCTCTCACAGTCTTGTCAATGCTGACCTTGTCGTCTTTTTGCATCAGCTTGCGCGCTTCTTCATCGACACGATCCCAAACCCACTCACGCATGCGGGGGCTGCGAACGCTGGTGATCGCGCCGTTGGTCACTTCCTTGACAATTTCCTCGATCTCAATCAACTCGTCTGACGCGTACTTGACTGCGGCTTGGCAAAGCGGCACGTCCACCAACACGCCGCGATCATTGATGCGCTCGTTGACGTGATAGTCCAGCAGTTCCTCATCTGTCAGATCACGCATGGCTTTGCTAATTGCACGCATAGCCCTAACGTCCTGCTCACAATATTGGATCATCTCGGCCATCAGTTCTGGCGAGTCTTTAAATGGTGGCACGCACATCAAGCGGATCAGTTGCGCGCCTCTGTGATCTTTTTTCATAGACGCGCCAGCAAAACGGCCAACGTCCTCCAGACTGCCAGGCGCACAGTTGGCGCGGGCTTGTGTTGCAGTGCAGTAAAACTGCTCAAGTTTGTAGTTGACCTGCAACACATACCAAAAAATCAGGCGCTCAAACGCCGCGTTGTGTGCCCTGATCTGGCCGGTGTAGTTCAGCACACGCTCGGGGAAGGGCTGGGATGGAATCCACGTTACCACGTCCTCATCGTCAAACGCATAGGACATGCACAGCACATCGGTGCTTGCATCCTGAGCATAGTTGTACACGCCCTTGGCGCGTAGGTCGCACGTACTGCGCGTTTCAAAATCTAACCAAAGCATTGGCGTCTCCTTTCCAATGGGCGCTCATAACGCCCATCAGAAAGGTTACGCTGAACGGCGGCGGCGTGCAGGTGCTGCTGGTTCTTCAACAACTTCAGCAACAGGCGCCTCACCATCCATGCTCACCCACTCGACAACTTCAAACACTGGCGTGTAAATCTTGCCGTAGGATTTGTGGGCGTAGTGGTCTTTCTTCAGGCGCACGACTGGCACTGGCTTGGTCTGGTCTTTCTCGACCTGCTCAGCCAAGGCCACGGCCAAGGTCTGAACCGCACGCTTACCGCCCACTGACGTGGTGGTAAAGCGCGCTTCCATGCCCTTGTCTTCGCCTGTCAGGCACTTGATGGACATACCGACCTGAGTCTCCCAGCCCTTCTTGGCTTGGGGCGGTGCCTCATCCAACTCAGGCAATGGGTTGCTAACGCTTGTCATCTTCTCACCCAGCACTTCGCCATCGCCCCAAGCAATGAAACCATGCACGAATGAGAAAGGGTTGACTGCCCAGATAGCGTCGTCTTCGACTTCGGTTTGATCTGCGCCAAAGACCCAGTGGCCAGTCTTATCCATCTTGATAATGACAACACCGGACGGGCCAACTTCGGCTTGAATCGAACGCAAAGCGCTGGACAAAGTAGAAACAGCGGGTAGATTAGCTTGAGAGAAGGTTACTAAATTTGACATGATTTTCCTTACTGTAGTTTAGAAAGGGCAGAGCTTAATTGCTTGCCCAAGAGCATCACTTCGGGTCGTGGATCATCCACGCTTGCCAAAGTGTTACCTGACGAGATGGCGACCACTAGGTCTTCCGGTAGGCCGATCTTGCGCTTTTTAAGCGCCTTTTCGGCCTTGGCGGGGGAGACGACAGTAGTCTCCATCACTTCAGATTCTGTGAGGCCACACGCAAACAAAGCGACTTTCGCTTTCTCGTCGTCTGACCATGACCGGATGGCACGCTTGGCCACCAGTTTGTATTCGGGCAACTTGGCGCCAGACTCAAGCATCTGCAATGCTAAAGCGCGCAAGTCTTTGATCCATTCCTCAAGCATGTCGGCGTTCTTCAAATACGTGCTGATCTGCGCAGCCGGCAGAGCGTCAATCTGCACCTTCAATGCGCGATCAACAGCGCCAGTCATCTTGGGGCAGATGGGCTTGGCTGCGCACCACTTGCAGTGATCGCCCACGGCCAGCTTTGCGTCGGGCTTCTCTGCCTGCTTAACCGCCTGCACCAACTGCAATTCAAACTCCGCAATGCGCGCAGGTGTTGTCACCCAGCGGCGCACTTGTGGTGGCTGCACAATAACGCATTCGATCTCAGTCACGCCCTCAAACGCCCACTGCGCTTCTGGCGTGCGCATGGCCGCCGCCGCGTAAAACATCAGTTGCGGGTTTTCCTCAACCTCGACCATAACGCCGTCACCGAATTTCCAATCCAGTACAACAGCGCGATTGCCAAGACGACCGATAAGATCAGTAGACCCAAAGACGCCGTCAAGCAAGTCACCAAAATTGACGTGTGTCTCGGCCTCGATTTCCATGACTCGTTGTGGGTCGATTGCATCAAGCGCCTCCAGTGCTGGTTTGATTTTATTATCAATCAATTCTTGCGTCAGGACTTGGTCTTCGTAACGTGCGCCAAGGTAATGCTCAGGGGCTTCGTCACCCATGATAAGTTCGGCCATGACGTTATGTAGGAGTGTGCCTTCATCAGCGTATTTGCTTGAAGGTCTTGGCGGCATCTTCTGCACCAACGCCACACTGCCTGGGCAGTTGATGACGCGTTTGGCTGTAGAGCCGCCGACGATATTTGAGTGAAGCATACTTTCCTTTATTGAATTGAACTTGAATGTTAGCACAGAAATAATTGTTGTGCAAATCTTTTTTACATGTATACTTTACGGCATGAGAGAAAAAGAAGTTGAAGTTTATTTTGATTGGGCGGTGCAGCGCATTGGTGGCCGGACTTGGAAGTTTACTTCGCCCGGACGCAAAGGTGTAGCAGATCGCATTGCGTGTTTACCCGATGGCCAAACATGGTTTGTGGAATTGAAAACCAAAGGCGGCAGATTGAGTGAACTGCAAAAACTATTTCAGACAGAGATGGCGCTACTGCGTCAGAACTACACATGTTTGTGGACTAAGGAACAAGTTGATGGTTTCATTACGACCGTATCAAGAGACAGCCGCTGACTTTCTCTTTGAGCATGACAGGGCCATGATCTTGGCGCCAGTCGGTGCGGGTAAAACGGCGATTACTCTGACGGCCATGTGGGAGATGATCCGCGACGGCCATGTCAAGCGCTGGCTAGTGCTGGCGCCTAAGCGCGTCTGCACAGACGTGTGGCCGGTTGAGCGCCCCAAGTGGGCAGACCGCATCAGCATGGCTCTGTGCGTTGGCACACCTAAGCAGCGCTTGGATGCGCTCAAGAGCAACGCCCAAGTGGTTGTGACCAACTACGACAACTTGCAATGGCTGGCCGAACAAAAATTAAATTTTGACGGCGTGGTGTTTGACGAACTGACCAGATTAAAGAACCCCAGCGGCACACGCTTCAAAGCGTTCCTCAAAGTGGTTGACCCTATGACGACGCGCTGGGGCTTGACTGGCTCGTTTACTAGCAACGGCCTTGAAGACGTCTTTGGCCAGTGCAAGATCGTTGACCAGTCATTGCTTGGCCGCAGCAAAGGCGCGTTCATGCAGCAATACTTTGTGCTGATCAACAAAGAGTTTGGCGAATGGGCTCCGCGTGTAGGGTCGCTGGCCAAGGTCATGGACGTAATTAAGCCTGCCACATTTGTCTTGGAAGCAGGTGAGTATAAGGACAAGCTGCCGCCTTTGCATACGGTTGAGATCAAATGCGACATGGATCTGACGCCGTACAACAAGCTAAAAAAAGACTTTGTGCTGGAAGGCGTCACAGCCATCAACGCGGCGGTTGTCACGGGCAAATTACAACAGTTGGCGTCAGGGTTTGTTTACGACACGACCACCACGGCGTCAGACGTGCCTGGCAAGTTTATATCTACGCAACGTCCAATCTGGTACAGCATGCACAAGTTTGAACGCCTTGAGGAATTACTGAACGAAAACCAACATGCCAATACCATCATCGCCTACACCTACCAAGAAGAGCTTGCCGAACTCAAGCGGCGCTTTAACGTCACAACCCTTGACGACACCGACGCCATCAAGCGATGGAATGAAGGCAAAATACGACTGCTCGCTGTACATCCAAAGTCAGCAGGCCACGGGCTTAACTTGCAGCATGGCGGCTGTCACATGGTGTTTCTGTCGCTGCCGTGGAGTCTGGAATTGTACGAGCAGACCATTGGTCGTCTGCACCGCAGCGGGCAACAACACCCTGTGTGGTGCTACATCCTACTAACCAGCAAAACAGTGGATGAAAAAATTTGGGCGGCCTTGCATGACAAGCGCGCTATATCTGATATTGCAATGGAGGAACTTAAATAATGTGGCCATTCCCGCCCTTTCCAAACCCCAAGGACAAAGGCGCCAACGTGCCTAAGTTTAACCCTGACAATTATGAGGACGCGCCCAGATGACATACAACTGTTGCCACAACTGCGGTAAACGCAAGCCGTTCTTTTTTATGCAGTGCCCTCAATGTGGGAAAAAACCATGAAACATATTGACCTATGGAAAACCAAACTCAAAGCGGCCAAATCTGTGCACCGCATACGCGAGCGCGAGCTTAACGCGGCCAGGCGAGCGCACGCTAGCATTACTTTAACTATAGACGGACTGGAGAAACGAATTGAAAATTACATGGCGAAAGCTAAACGAAAACTTGAAGACGCTCGACGAATCGAAAGTCTTAGAGATGCTAGAGCACGAGCGACAGAATGACCGGCGTGTTTCAGTATTAGAGCGCCTTCACCAGCGCTACAACACCCTGCGCGTTGCGCGGGAGAGAATAGAACTATTTAAAGGAGCAATACAGCCATGATCGAAATGCCACCACATTCAAAAATCAGTTACCCGTCAATCCCGACCAAGGATTTTAAATGGACGTCAGGCTCTGACGTGCAAGCCATCTGGCGCAAGTACGGCTGGGCGCCGCCGTCTGAGAAGATGACGCCTCCACCGCCAGAGCGCGTGATGGACATGCCGCTTAGGAGAGTGCGCTGATGATGCCTGCGATTCAAATGGGCCGAACCACGCCGGTGCATCAGCTAAAGTTTTGCACCAAGTGCCAGGCTGACAAGCCGCCAGAGGGCGGCGTTGAAATGGGCGCAAAGTGGCACTGCCAACTTTGCTGGGTTAGACAAACAATACGACAACATGCCAAGACCAAAACCACCTGAACCCCTATTGGGACGACAAGTCCGGATGTCAGATAGACACTGGATGATCTTACAAGAACTTGGCGGCGCTGAGTGGCTGCGCAATATATTGGACAAGAAAGCCAAGATGCCAGCTAAGTATTACCGCCGTGAACTGGACGCGCCGTCAAAGAAGGAAGCCAATGACTAACAGGCCAGACTTTCCGACCTGGAGCCAAGCCAACTTGGCCAAGTTTGCCGAGGAAGCCTACGCCAAGCTGTGTGAGCAAGACGACCGCATACAGCACCTGCAATGCGATCTGAAGACGGCCATAGAGGCGTACAGGGCGCTAACTAAGGAATAGCGCTTTTTCTGCGCTCCTGCGTTTAATCAAGCCTTTGACTTCTTTGCCGCCAGCTTTTGTCCAACTCATAAAAGCGTGGGCGGCATCTTCCCACTCACCACGGTTAACCTTCATGCGAATGGTTGACCGTTGGTAGTTGCCTAACCCTGCGTTGTAAGCAAAAGAGACAACAGCGTCGAATTTGCTTTGATGATTAGCAAGATTAGGAGAAAGTCGAAGAACACCGCGTTCAAAATTGTCGATGTCCATCTTGAATAAGTTGACCAATTCTTCTTTCGACCATACACGGTTATCACCCTCCTTGAGTTGGTAATCAGACCTGATAAGACCTGCGTAGCCTTCTTTGCGCACGTTTGGCAGGCTTAGTTGGTCAGCGTACATAGCGTGGCCCCAACCGACCGTCCAGATGGCAGCGCTGCACCGATACGGGCGCGCCCTGTAGCCTTCAAAGAAGTGCATCAGGTGTTCGCCCTTTTCGCTGATTTTCATTTCTTAGACCACGAACGTGAGCCAAACCAAAAGCCGATGATGCCGCCAAGCATGGCCATCTCATCAGTGCTAAAGATAATGTCGGACAAGCGGATCAAGTCTTCTATGCTCATTACCAAACTTGGCCGGCTGTAAACGTAGTAAGCAATCCAAGCGTTGATGGCGCATAACTCCAGCACAAAAATGTAAGTCACCATGGGGCGCACAGTGCCCACAAAGTTGACCACCCAACGGCTTGCTTCTTCCATGATCTTCTTGTCGTGGTCGTAAGCCGCCACAGTCATCTCAGCGTCGGTCTGCATGGCAATCTGGTCGGTGCGGATCTCTTCCATGCGCTCTTGGGCGGCAAAACCCTGTGCCATCATTTGTAACTGTAGCTCGACCTGAACACGCGCAAGCGCCAATTCATGCTTCTGGTCAGCCTTGTTCTGAAAAAAATCAAGTAGTTTGGGCAAGCCTGAAATTAGCAGACCGCCAAGTGTTGAGAATAGTGAAAGCATTACAGTCCAATCATTCCAAGTAGTTTATTGACAATCTTGTCTGACAAATTGTCAGGCAGGAAACGGAGCAGCCCAAGCACCCACCACGCAATGCACAAACGCACAAACACTTTAAGGAACAAGTCGAATTGTTTCTGATACTCATTCACCTACCACACCGCATTCTGGCGCAAATTTCTGAAATTTCAGAGATGCCCCAACCAACAGCGCCGATCAGTAAAACGAGGGTCACAATGCCAATCGCCCACGCCAACTGTTCATCTTCTTCTTCTTTGCGTTTCTTTTCTTCGGCCTTGGCTTGGCGCGCTAGATGCGCGTCTTCAAGATCCATCTGTTGCTGGCGCTGTTTGATGTTGTTCCACACGTCTATGCGGCCAGTTTGCATAAAAAGCATTTGTAACTCGGCTTCAAAGCGCTTGGCCTCATCAAGCGCCATCTCAATTTGTAAGGCAGTACCAAGGTTTGACTTGTTGCCAGAACGCTTGGCTTCAACCATGGCCTTGGTAGCCACGCTTTTGGCGTCGAACATTTTGGCAATTATGGGCGCCAGCCCCGCCAGATCGTTGGCTACTTTACTTGCCTTTTTGACAAGTCCTATAGCGCTCTGTAGTCCTTCTAGCGCGGTTATGGGGTCGATGATCATTTGTCAACTTTAGCATCCAGTTTGTCAAATATTTTTCCCAACATGTCCTTAACTTCACGCATGTCAGACCGATAGTCGTCCCGGGTGACGTAGTTGAGTGGCATAGCCCGCACGTCGGTGTCTAGGCGCTCAATAGATCGGTAGATGTTGTTCAGCACCCAACCGCCTAAGAACCCCGCCAAACTTACTGCGATGTTAAAAAGAACTTGCGTGTCCATTACCGGTTTGTCCCACGAATTTCCATGCGGTAAGGTTGATTCAAAGCGTTACGCTGTTCATTTGCCTGCTGCATAAGCAAAGCGTTACGCGCCGCTTCATCGCTTGTCAAACGCGACGCAAAGGGTGAATAATTAGGAATTAAATTACGTTGACCTGTAGGCGACAACAAATAGTTGCGCATACCCGCAGACACCATTTCAGGCGCAAATGCACCTATTGCTGCGCCTGCACCAGCACCGGCTTGGCCACCTAAAAGAAACCCTGCGCCCATACCCGCCGCACCGCCTAAACCACGACCCATCATGGTACCTGCGCCGGGAGTTCCAATTTGGCTAGGTGTTTGGGAGACGCGAGGAAACACGTTAGAAAACTCAGCAATTGTTTTAATGTCGCCAGAGACGTATTTACCCGATTGAATATCACGCGCTAGTTTTGACGCTATAACCGAGCCGCCACCTTCTTTAATGGCGTCTTCTATAGTGTGGCTAACCGCCATGCGTTGACGAGATAAACGGAACTGCTCAAGAATATCCGCTGCTTTAGCGTTATTAGACGTAGCAAGCGAGCGTTCGATTTGATTTTCTAACGCGTTTGACACATCTATCTGTGCTTTGGCTAACGCGTCATCGCCTTTTCTAAAATTACCTTTTGCTTGTTCGCGCAAAGTACGGGTAACTTCAATTGCATCTTTAGAGTTAAATTTATCAACAGTAAAGTTTTTAATAAGTTTAGTTACATCTTCAGGAACCGCGCCTGGAAACGAAGCGCCAGCGCCGGCGTATTTACTTTCGACGGATATTAAATCATCTAAAAACGCGGGGTCAGTTTTAATTTCACCAATTTGTTTAATTGGCTCGTAACCTTTAGCGTATTCAGCTTTACGAATGTCTTGCATTGTTGCGGAAGTTAGCGGCGCAGTCTCTGGCAAACCTGCCGCGCGCCTTGCCAACTTGTCCGTCACTATTTGATTTTGTACAGACGCAAGCTGTTCTAAATGCGTCTTTCCGGCCATACGTTCGGCCACAATGTTTTTGCCTGTAGGCGACACACTACCGGGCGTGGCTACATAACCTTCTCGTTGCGCGGCTTGTAATGTTGCATCGCGTACGGCGTTAAGTTCTTGTTGCTTAGATAACGCATTTGGAAAAAATTTTTCTTTTGCGGCTAAAGCGGCTTGCGCGGGCTTTGTCACCACAGATAAAGGATTGGTGTACGTAGCCGCCGTTTCTAAAGGTGCAGCAAGTCGGTCAAATCTAGCTATTGTTCCGGGCACTGCGCTTTGGGGTGCCCCAGCTATTTTTGCAACCGTTGGAACTGTGGCGCGCGCGGCGCCTTTAATTAAACCCGCGCCGCCAGTCAATAGCGTAGACAGGTCAGCAGAAGCGCCAACAGGATCTTCTGCTAATGTACGTTTAATGCCTTCGTACGAACCATAGCGGTCTTTAAACATACCACCTACGGCATTAGCAGCTTCAATAGCTCGCGTAGCCGCCGCAGGGTTACCTTCAAATTGGTTTATAAAATTAACCGCGCTTTCAGGAAGTGCTTTTTGTAACGCGCCTGCGCCTATATCAAGAACACCCATAGCAGTTTGTACCGGGCTTGTAACGGCTTCGTACAAGCCGCCTGCAAACTTTTTAGCGCTTGCAGGTATGTTTGCAATTGCTTGGCCGGGCACTTCTAGCAAGCCATAGTTTTTACGTGGGCCGGGCATGCCAGACGCAACTGCCTTAGGTTTATATGTAGACGCAGCAAACGCAATGGCATCTTGTTCTGTTGCGCCTTCTGGGGCATCAACAGGGATAATAGAACCATCAGGAGCGTTGACGTTAAAGCGTGGCATGTTATGGCTTTCCTATGCTAAATCCAGGAAACTGTGGATTTGTCACTACATTTTTTGCTGGCGCTGGTTTAACTTCGGGCGGCAACTCAACTTCAAGAGGAATGTTAGTTTTGATGCCTTTAACATCTTTATTGTGGCGCGTAATCACGTTGCGCGCGGCGCGCTCGTTAATATCAAGAATTTTATTGATAGCTTTAGCATCAAGAGCGATACGACCACCCGCCATGTCTTTAGCAAACTCTCGGTCAGCGTCAGACAAACCAGTGCCCGCGCCAAACTGTTTAATTAACTTACCAACGTTGCCAGCCATGTTAGCTGTAAAGGCTTGTGAGTTTGCCGCAGCATCTGCGTACCCTGCGTCAATACCAACAGTTTTAAGACCTTGGTTTAAGTTAACCAAGAAGTCTGCACCTGCGCCAGTGATCATGCCGGACTTCATAATGTCGCGGCCAGTTTTAACCGTGTCAATAATTGACGCGGCGTCTAGCGCGGCTACTTTGTTGTCAAGAAGTAATTTTGATTGCCCTGTACCAAGTCCAGCTTCAAACGCGCCTTCTTGTTTATTGGTTATGTTAGTTGCGCCAGCACGCGCAATTTCTTTCTTTTGCGCTACTACGGTAGCAGGCAAAGGTACATCCGCGTAAGAACTAAGAGTGGTGGGCGCGCCGCTAAAGGCAGGCACTCGCACAATGTCTGTAGCTCCGCTACGGTCGACTGTTTGCGTTGAGGGTTTTAACTCGCTTGCACTAGCGCCTTGCGACGCAAGATATGCTTGGCGTTCTGCAAAAGGTATTGTTAACAATCTTTGTTGCGTAGCCAAAGCCTTTGCTTTTTCTTCCGTTGAAAATAAAGGCGATGACTGAATGTCTTCTGTGTGCGCAATAATGTTAGCGTCTGATGGACGGCCGCTAATATCGCGCAAGGCTTGGCTTAACAATTTTTGTTTTTCTCCCGCCGCGCCAGCTAAAGACTTAGTTTTAGCGGCTTTTTGCGCGGCAGTAGTTGCGGCCTCTTTGCGAAAGCTAATGCCCAATTGAGGATTAACTTTAAACAACTGAGATTCATAATCAGCCGATGTAGGGTCTAAGCGGCGCAGCGCGTTACGTTCTTCCAATGCCGCTTGCGCTTCTTGCATTTTAAGCGCGTTCATTTGTTGCGTGTCTTGCGCGGCCATAATCTGTTGAAGTTGGCCGTATTGCGCCAACTGATTGGGCATCTGAAATTGTATTGGCCGAACGCCAAGAGAAATGTTTGGATCAAGTGCCATGTTTAATAATCCCCTTCACCAAACGTACCGCTACCGCTACCACCAAAATTGACCGGAGCGCCATACATAGAGCCACGATTTTTTAGCGCTTGCTGCAACAATGAGTTTTGTGCTTGATTTTGACTGTAATTCATATACGTGCCCAAACCACCCGTAAAGGCATTAGCCATACCAACTTGACCAGCCGCTTGAGCCGCGCCGGCGCCAGTCATTAGATTGCCTGCACTGGTTGCATAGTTTTGACCAGCTTGGCCAACTAAGTTTGTTGATGTTTGGCCGATGCCTGCCAACCCTGCTTGACGGTTGTACAACTGGTTTTCGCTAGCCACGCCAGTGTTGTAGCCCGTTAAAGCGCGGTTGTATGCGTTGCCAAATTCTTGCGAACCCATTTCTTGACCAAAGCGCTGTGCGGCTTTTAAAGCGCCGCCAGAAATCAAACCACCACGGGCAGCGGCTTGACGATCAAGAGCCTTTTGACCTTCCGACAAGCGAAAAGCGTAACCTGGGTCAGCAGTAAAATCGCCCGCACCAAACTTAAACGCGCCAGGCACATTGCCAGCGGTGCGTTGCATCTCGGCTAGCGCGTTATAACCAGCCGTGCGATACGGCGCTTGGTCTTCACGCGTTTGTCGAAATTGTTCTGCTTGAAGTTCAGCAGCTCGGTCAGCCGCGCTGGCTTGTGTTTTAGCCGCGCTTTTAGACGCGCTTGCGCCAAGTAAGGCGCTTCCACCAATTGCTAGGGCCATCATCCACGGCATATTAGTTCTCCTGTAGGCACTGGGCCAGTTCTTGTGCTTGCGCTACATTGCTTGGCACAATTAAAACTTCGTCAACTTTGTCCAAATCAGTGCATTCTGTTGCATGAATGCAGTACCACACAACGTCTGTGAGCGATTTTACGCCATGATGCTTGTCTGCTTCAATAGTCAAACAAGCTGGCGCGTGAATAATTTTGCGCTCGTCATCCACCATCAATTCAATTGAACCACTGGCAAGAATCGACAAATGGCTGAACCTATGCTTATGCTGCACAAGCACATGGCCCGCAGGAATGCGCGTTTCTTTTGCGTAAACCCCTGCACTAAAGTGGTGGTTGATCATTAGGTCACCTCACGCCCAGAAACGCGGATATTGATCGCGCTACCTGTGCCTGCAATTGTACTGATAAAGTCGCCAACGGCAAGCACTTGGCCAACCAGTTCAGGGAACGTGTAGACCTCAGACGCCTGCAAGGTCTTGGTCTTAGTGATCAAGTTGGTGTTGCCAGCCGAGCCTGCGGTTGTGACCAAGTTCACGCTAATCGTGGCAGCAGAGCCGCTAATATTAGTTGCGGTGAACTTGTCAATGATGGCCGTAACGCCAGTTGCGGTGTACTGGGTTGTTTGCGAGTTTTCGGCAAACTTTGCGGGTACAAGGACTTTGACGGTGACTGTCATTGGAAACCTCCGATATTATTTGCGACTGTAAGGATTATGGACGGAATGCCTGGGTGCGGTGCAGACGCAGGGAAAGCAGCAATTTCAACACTAAGGTCAGTAACCGAAAACATTAGTTCAACATAGTCATTGGCTTTTAAGTCAAAAAAGTAATTAAGCGAGGAAAAAATCTCAGCGTTGTTGCCTTGAATTGTTATTCTACTGGCACTGTCTGGTACATCTACACCGTTAAGCCTAAACCAAAAATCAAAAACCGCAGTGCCGCCACTGGTTTTATCCAACTGAAACGAAGTGTCAAAGTTGTAAATACCTTCGGTATCAACATAAACACGGGATGTTGGTGAGCCAAGATAAACGCCTTGGCTTAAGTCGGTAGTGTTAAATGTGATTGCCGTTGCTGTATTGATGATGGTTGCAACTTGAGTGGTGGTGTCGTAAAAAGATCCGTACCTTGCCAGCTTAAACTCCCTTGGCGGCGGGGTAAGTTGCAAACCTTGAATCTGCTTTTGCATCTCAGCTATTTGAGACACCAAGTCAGCCGATTGGTCTTGCAAAGCAGATGTTTGCGCTAACGCTTGCAACGCCTCGTCATACGACGCAACCAAAGACACAGCATTTGGGTTAACGTCGCTGCTGTCGCTTGCTGCGTTAAACAAAGACAAAAAGAACAAGTACCAGGCACGGTCAATTAAACCCGTGCGAGTGTCAATCAACGGCACTCGCGGCGGCGTGATTGGCGTTGGCGTAGCGTTAGGGCTAGGCATTTGTTGGACTCAAAATAAGTTCAGCACCCATGATGGCAATCTTTACAGGGTCAGTGCCTGACACTTCATAAACGCGGTCACGCAGTTTGACAGTCATACCCAAACGGCGCCAGATTACGCGCTTGTAATATTCGCCAATTTTGCCCATAGACTTCCAATGCTCGTTTGACCATGTGTGGCCACCATCATCTGAGAAGCGAAGCATGACTTGAGGGTCATAGCCCGGCGTGGCATTGTAGGCATTGGTAACAATTTCATAGCCTGTAATGTCAGTATCTGATAAATCAAATTGACCCAAAGGCTCAAAACCGTCCCCAGCTTCAGTGGTCAAGGTATCGCCCGATTGCGTAGCCAAGTACGTTTGCACATATTCTGCGACAAGATTTAACCCAGACTCAGTATCTATGTTTTCACTGTCATAACCAGGGAAAGCATTTAACCCCACACCAGACTCGCAATCAAGTTGCAGGGTGTGCTGAGTTGTGCGTTTAAGAGTGTTAGTGCCAGTAGGCAATGCACGCCATGATCGTAGCCATCTTTGGATGCTGCCGTTGTCCGAATAGTCATCTAGGTCAAAGGCGTAGATGTTGCCGTTCTCAAAGTCGCCAATGACAATCTGGTTGTTAAACGCCATCTGGCAGTTGCCACGGTGACGGGTAAAATTTCCATTGACAAAGCCTGCACGCTCGTGCCAGGCTTGCGTTGCCGCATCGTAAACCCAAGTTGTATTGGCACTAGGAAAAACCAAAACATAAAAGTTGTGGCCGTCTTGTTGGTATGTGTAACCAATAGCGTCCGACAAGTCAGCGTACTGTTGGATCTGCCACTCAACAGCGTGGGTAGAAATCCGAACGCCAGCATATCCATTGGCGCGGTAGACAATACCTTGGCCACGGCGGTCACGGCCAAGCCAGAACAGGCCGTTGTCCATCTTGGCCACAGAGTAAGGGGCTGCGCAACCAAGTTCGTTAAACGCGCCTTGGATGCGCTGTAATGGAAAGTCTGTGGCGCCAGAGTCAAACCAGACTTCAATTGAGTTAGTACCAAACGCCCAGACTTCGCGGAAGTTAGACTCTACGGCAATTAAGCCGTCGGGTGAACCTTCTGTGCTAGCAAATTCCAAAGGATCAATAGACGTGCCGTCAAGCAACGATGTAACCCACAGCTTCTGGCTGTTTGGCTCGTTGAATACAAAGTAGCCGTCCAGATAGCACACGGTTACAGCGCCAGGGAAATCTGGGTCAGTGATCTGGCCAAAGCCGCCAGTGGTGTTGTTGTAGATGTAACTAGGGCCATTGGCCGCAATAAACAATTGCGTACCGTTATCAGCCATGCTAACTGGCCCAATGCCCGCCACCGTGCCAATTAGCGTAGCGGTATATGTATTGTTTATCTTGTAAAGCGCATTGCCTGACACAACAAAACTAAAACCATCATTTGCAGAAAAAGCCCACAGACCACGGATCGGGCCAGTGCCAATAGTGTTAAGCAACCGCAAGCCTGGGGCGCGGTTTAGAAACGCAGGCTCTTTACCGGCCTCGGGAACAATCTCGGGAAACAGGTTGACCATCCGAGCGTCTGCTGCATTGACGCTTCGGGTGACATAAGTTGAGCCAAGAATCGGCGTTTTCATTACGCAACTACGCCATCAATCACAGCAAAGTTAATTACTGGTGCATCGGTAGCTGTGCCACCAGTGGTCAAGAAAGTAATGTTAAAACTTCCAGCAGTTATCGCAGTAACCGACAGAACGTATAAATTAGTGCCTGATGCTTGATTCAAAATAATTACATCATTTGCGCCAACGGTGCTATTGGTAACAGTAAACGTAGCCGCAGTAGCAGAACCAGCCGCAGAGAACATCGTAATAGCACCGCAACGCTTGTTAAGCGTTACGCCGGTAGTACGGCTAGTTAGTTGTGTAACTGCGCCGCCTGCGCCTGTCGCATAGCCTACGCCAGCCGTGCCAGTTGACACAATAGCGCCCGTGGCTGTTAGGCTTGTGCCGGTGGCTACGCCAATATTAGGCGTAACCATTGTTGCATTGGTAAACAACAGCGCGTTGGTGACTTGTTTAGTTGTGCCTGATTGCACAATTGGCAAGACATCAGTAACAGCAGCCGCAGTGGCGACGGGAAGCGAAGTGATTGCAATGGTGGCCATGTTAGTAGTTTCCTGCGTAAATGTTAAATCGTTGACGGTTAGCAACTAATGCGTAAGGCAACGCCATCACATCATCTGGGTTGTTGATGCGTTTGAGGTCACGCTTAGAAGTCATCGCAATGCGCTGCACTTGGGGGCTTGGCTCAACACCAAACTCAGGGGCAAACTCCATAGCCAGATTGTATGTAAACGCCCGCAAATAACCAGGTGGGTAGTACAAAACCGTAGACAAGTTGACGGGGTTGTTCAGTTCTTGAACCGAAACAAAGTGCCATTCCAAATCCTGCGTAGGACGTGGATAAACGTACATCTCAATATTAGGAAACGTCATGTTAGTGAACATGACTTGTGGGAAAGTGGAAGTTACGGTCTTAACAGCAATACCGTTGTACTGCTGTTGATTGATAAACTTGATGCCATACGACACGCCGCTTGGCGCTTTGAAGTAAGTAGAGTCGTCAAGCAAGACAGGGCGGTTGCCCACAAAGTCACCAGTAGGGCCAAGGGTTCGGCTCAAAATACTGGCTGGCCATGTAAAGACTTGATCTTGTGTGCAAAACACAGACAGACGTTCTGTGTTCCAACTGTCAATCATTTGATTGAGCGCCATTAAAGCGTCTTGTGACGTAGCCGCAGAGGGCGTTTCACCTTCAGCAAGCACGCCAAGAAGCCGAAGCGCCCGGTTGATTTGTTCGCCAGCGGTGTACGTTGTCATGCTTAGACCTCTTCGGTAGTCACTTTTCTACGGCGCTTAACTTCCAGCACGTTCACAGGAGCCGCTTCAGGTTCAGAAGGCGTGTCTGGATTATAACGAGTCCAGCCATTTTGTTCATCTGTTTCAGCTTCAAGTTCCATGGTGGCAATTTTAGCGCCGTGGACAGGATGTACTAGAGTAATGTTCATATTAGAAAGGGGGTGTTTAGCCCCCTTTTAGTTTAGGCAACTACGGCAAATTGCCACTTAGAGCCGTCAGAAATAAACAACTTACCAGTGCCAGTAGCATTGGTTGTAGTTGCAATTGAGCCGACAGGCACAGTGGTTGTAGTCACGTTTGCAGTGATGGCGGTGGTCAAAAAGTACAAACCAGCAGTAGCGTTTGCAATCACTGCACCTGTAGTCGCAGTTGAAGTAAACGTGCCGCTAACGGTAGCACCTGTTGAAGTAGAGTCAGTAATGGTTGCGCCAGTAATGGTAGTTCCAGAAACAAGTTCTGGATCAGAATACGCAACGCCTACAGGTTTGGAATTGGCCATGATGTTTCCTTTAAAAATGAGGGCCGAAGCCCCCATTGTTTACTTCAAGAATGCCGAGTAAGCTGCGTCGCCGGTACGCACAAAACGGTATGTGTGCGCGCCGAAACGTGCAATAGTCACAGAGCCGAAGATTGTGATACCAGTGCCTGTGGTGACAGGAACGGTAGACGATGCGCCAGTGTTGTTGTTATTGCAAATTGTCAACTCAAAAGCAGAGCCAACTTTTGCGCTAGGGATAGCTGCATCGAGCAACGCTGCTGTGGGCAGAGTCACGGTCAATGTAGCATCGCTGCCTTTGTTGCAAACAACCAAACCAACAACCACTTGATCAGCGGTCAACGTAGTGTCGCCAGTCAAAGTTGTGGGGATAGTTTGAACCGTCAGTTGTGCTTCGAGCAAGTTGCCGTCACCAATTTGATAACCGCCTGCGCCATTAGGTAAAGCCATGATAATTTCCTTAAAAAGATGTTAAGACAAACGGGGCCGAAGCCCCATTTAGATTAGCCCCAGATGCGGCAGCCCATTTGTGGACGGATCGTATTGAAACCGTACAAAACGTCAATACGGCAAGGCATACGGTCATTGTTAATATCGTACTGGCGCACGACACGCAAAGAAATACCGTTGTGGACTGCGCGAGCAGCCATGTCAACACCTTGTGGCAACAGCAAGTCAGCAGTTGCAAAGGTGATGGCGTCCTTGTGATAGACCAAGTTCTGAGCGTACTGGCTAGAAGCAGCGCCTACGAACACAACAGCAGCACCGGAAGCAGGGAAGCTGTCCACGGTGGCCAAAGCATTGGCAGAAGTGTAGATAGGAGCAACAGTCACAGTGATGGCAGTGCTAACAGCAGTTGCATCAGCCAAAGCTACAAACTGGAACAACGAACCAGTGGATTCACGGGTCTGTGGGTTCACAGCAAAGCAACCAGCAACAGTGAACACGTCGCCTTGCTTAACTGTTAGGCCAGAGCCAATAGTCAAAGCAATGCTAGAAGCGCCTTGAGAAGACACAGTGGTGGTCACAGAATTGCCAGTGGCAACGCGTGAGCCAGTTGTGTGCTGCTTGATAGACTGAGACATGTTGATCTCGTCAAAGCCCAACACGCCAGTGCCCATCATGCCGTTCTTAAACTGCTTGCTGATGGTGTCTGTAGGATTGAACAGACCCTTCATGCCTTCAACCAAACCAGCGTTAGCGGCAGGGTTGACAGTGGCGTAACGGGGGTTCATCACAGCGGCGTTTTCGTTCAGCTTCTGCTGGGCTTGGAGCAAGACCAAAGAAGTAGAAGGAGTAGTGCCAGGTGTGCCAACGGTGTTACCGATGGATTTGTACGCATTGGCCACGTCTGCATCAATGGAAGATGCCAACTGGCTGATACGAGGTTTTAACACACGCTCTGCGAAGTCATCCAATTGCATGGTCAATTCAGCAGATGTGAAGTTGACACCGATGTGCTTTTGGCTGGCAACGGTCAAAGTGGTGAACTGCTCGTTGTCGTCTTGCACTTGCAAGGCAGCGCCGTCAG